ATGATTGTGTTTTCTTCGGGAAAACAAAAGAAGAGCTGCAAGTTATCAAACAAAAAGTTATTGATTTTGTGCATTCTGAATTAAAGCAAGAATTGAGCTATTGTGAAGTTTTTAATGTCAAGCAGGGCATTGATTTTCTTGGGTATAGGCATTTCAAAGGTTATACCATTTTAAGAAAAAGGACAGCGCTGCGGTTCAAAAGAGCTATGGCAAAAATCCAGAGCGGCAAAGACAAAAGAACTTTGCTTGAAAAATTAAGCACAATCAATTCTTACAAAGGATATGCAGAGCATTGTTATACCTACAATTTAATAAGGAAGTTAGAAATGAATAAAACCATTGCCAATTTGACTATAAAAGAATTTAAGAATGTTGGAGCAAAGCCTGAACTCCCTTTGTGTGGGAAGAAGGTCAGCATATTAAGTTTGTTTGATAAGTCCTTAATCTTATTGGCTTGGAAAAAATTAAGTGTTGAAGATAGAGAAACAATCAAGATGCAGTTTATTCAGGAAGATGATGCGGATGAAAAAATCCTCATCTGTTTCACAAGCAGCTCAACTATCAGAAAACAACTTGAAGCAATTGATATAAATGACTTCCCTGTCAGAGTGAAACTCAAAAAGCAGGGTGAGGCATTTTACTTGGAATAAAAAGAAAAGGAGAAAAATATGGGATTTTATTTTTATGTGGAAGATGACAAAATCACTTGCTGCGGCAATGAAGAAATCACATCTGGCGGCATAACAAGTTATGCTGTTGATAAAGAAGTTTACTACAATTATGTTACGCATCCAGACAGATATAAATTTGAGAATGGCGCAATCGTTGAAGATGCTTCATGGATTGAAAGATTTGCAGCAGAAAATGAGGAAGGATTTAAGAAAGAATTTTTTAATACTTCTCTCGGTTGGATTAGGCGCAATGTTTCAATGGCAACAGGTGATAAAAAAGATTTTCTCACAGACTTGCTGCCTGCAATCGCACAGGGTCTGGCTTATGGGCAAGCTGTTCAAATCATTGCTTATGCTCTTCCAGACTTCACAAAAGACTTGACTGATGAATATATGATTACCCTGCAAACAAAAACAAATGCAACAGCAGCTTTTGTTCAAGAATGTTTTAATCAGATAGCAGTTGATTTTGCAGGGATAACAAAATGATTGAAATCTCAATAAAGGATGAGCTTTGCTCTGTCATAAATAAGAAAATCATTGTCAAAAGGTTTGCGCAAGCCTGCAATGATATTGGTCTTGATATTGGCAGATATGTCCTGACAGAGTTTTTTGAAGGCGGCAATCCGTCTGGTTACAAAATAGATTTATATACAAAGGAGTGAGCTATGAAAAAAATTGTTTCATTATTACTATTATTCTTTTTTTGCTGCCCTGCGGCTGTTCTTGCTGTGGAAGATAATGCAAGCGCTGATGCAGAACTTGCTGAAACATCTCCTGAAGCAGTACAAGAAATTGAGATGAGAGAAAACAAAGTCATCATCAATGTCCAGAAGCAGCCAATGAATGAGCAATCAAAACAGAAAATTGTTTTAAGAAAGAATTGGTTTGTTGTAAACATTCAAGTCAATGGCAAAGTGAAAGTTAAGCCAATGCAGATGGAGTATGAGGTTGAATAAATGAAAGTTGCTTTTAAGAAGCTGCATCAATTCTCATTATTTGGCTTAAAGATTTTTGAATGGAAAACAGACTATGTGGAGCGGTCAAGAGATGCTGATGATGATGAGGATGATTTATTCATGCAGATAGTTGATAAGACCATCAAAGATGGAGAAAGTTGAATTATGTGTAAGGAAATAGTTGAGGATTTTGGGGTCATCTGGTATGAAGATGATAAGTATATCATTGCTTTCAGCGAAATGCCAGATATTGAAGTGCGCTATATCAATCTCTATTATATGTCAAAAGAAGAGATAAATGAGATTAAGAAAAAGCCATACATCCTGAATAATGATGTTAATGTTCTTCTGGTGGATAGGGAGAATAATAAGTCTTATGTCTTTACTATTCCTGCGGAATATACTTATGATGGAGCTTCAATCCCTCGTTTCTTCTGGCGCTTCATAGGTTCAAAAGGTGATACTCGTTTTATGGTTGCAGCACTTATTCATGACACTCTCTGTGAAAATCATGAGTATGTGGATAATGACAGATATTTTGCTGACAAGATTTTTGAAAGATGTTTGTATGTCGGTGATACTTGCGCTTTCACTCGTTGGCTGATGTTTCATTCTGTTGATAATTTCCAGAAATTTTGCGGATGGAGAAAAAAGAAATGAGAATTGAAAAGCCTTCACCTGTTACTTTCGGTTATAAACATCCACTCAAAACAAATTGGATTAAGGGAAAAATGCCGACAGTCAAGAAAGGCTTTTATGGGGATATTCTCACAAAAGATAATGTAACACTTGAACACTTGCTGCCGCATTCAAAAGGCGGCAAGACAAAACTTGATAATCTGGTTCTGGCAACAGACCATAATAACTTCAAAAGAAGCAATCTGCCTTTGAAGGATTTTATTATTTATGATGCTGTTGAGGAGTATCTTGAACAATTTCGGAATATCAAGCTCAAAGATTTTAATGGCAATGAGTACATCAATGCTGTAAAAAAGACAATCAGAGAAATTATAGGGAGAGAAACAAATGGATAAAATCAGCATTGAGCTATGGGTTAGTATTGGCATCAATCTTCTAACTCTGGCTTTCTTCGCAGGTGTGTTTGCTGCAACTCAAAAACAACTCAAAGAAAATATGAAAGTTTTCAAAGATGAGTTTACTAAAAAGATTGATGAGATGAAGGCGGATTTTTCGGAAAGAATAAAAGACTTAAAAAACAACTTTCATGAAAAATTTGAAACACTTGAAAAAAAGCAGGACAAACACAACAATCTCATAGAGCGGATGGCACTTGCAGAAGCAAGCACAAAATCCGCTCACAAAAGAGGAGATGAACTCGCTGAAAGGGTTACTGAATTAGAGGAAAAATATTATGAACATATCGCAAAAGGGAATTGATTTAATCAAAAACTTTGAAGGATGCAGGCTAACAGCTTACAGATGTCCTGCAAATATTCTTACTATCGGTTACGGACACACAGGCTCTGATGTTTCAACAGGGCAAAAGATTACACAAGAGCAAGCAGAGAAGCTGCTCAAATCAGATTTGCTTGTTCATTGCAATAATGTTTCAAGACTTGTCAAAGTGCCGCTGACACAAAATCAATTTGATGCGCTTGTGTCGTTTGAGTTTAATGTCGGATATGGCAACTTTGCCTCTTCAACTATGCTGAAATTATTAAATCAGAAAAAATACAGAGAAGCTGCGGCTCAATTTGACAGATGGGTTTATGCTAATAGGAAAGTATTGGCAGGACTTGTTAAAAGAAGAGCTGCGGAAAAAACTCTATTCTTACAGTAAAAGTCTTTGTTCATTTGTTTTCTCTTTTCTTTTCTGATGCTGACCTCATTCGCAAGAATGAGGCTTTTTTATTTTTTAGGTATAAAGATAAGCAAAATTTATTTTAAGAATGTTCTTGCCCATTCTGGAAGGTGTAATTTTTGAATTATGCAGCAAGCAGGTCAGAAATTCTTTGCAGCAAGATTTGACTTTCCTGATTTTCTATGATATTAAATATTTTAGGCGGTTCTGAAATCATACCAATAGCCGCCCCATTTATTGAATTTTTCCACTTTTTCATCTCATTGAAAAGTGGAAATTGTTCTATATAGAGGTTTTTACCATCATAAGACAGGGTTCGACAGCAAGTCTGAATAATTTCTCTTTTCATTCTCGGCTCTGCTATTCTATACATTTCAGGCAGCTTATTCAAGAATATCATTATGAGCTGTAATTTATCATATAATATTTTACTCTTTTCCATCCGCTCTTGCAGCTTCGCTGTCAGCAAATCTTTTTCTCTTGCCCATTCCATAATCATTTCACTAAATTCATGCTCATTCATACCCGCAGGAAAATTGCCATCAAGTTTGTCTGCGTATGCTTTCTTGATGCGTGTATTTATTTTTTCAATCTTCTCCTGAAGCTGCAATGGTGTTTCAAGTTTGTTTTCAAATTCTTTGATTGCATCCAGAATTTCTTTTGCTCCGTCTTGAAGAGCTTCAACTTCGTGCGGCGGAATATATATATCATCAAGCATTCTCATAAATTCAATATCAAGCTCTTCCTGCTTGATTGCTTTTACTCCGCATCTGCATTTATAATAAATGTATTGTCCTGAATTGTGTGCGCCTCGCTTCATTTCTGCCGATAAGTTATGTTTGCCGCAATGAGTACATTTTATCAGATTTGTATATGGGAAAAAGATGTCATGAGTTTTTGGCTTCTTATATCCAAATTTTGATTGCACAGCATCAAATAAATCTCTCGGAATAATCTGCTCATGACTTCCTTCATACAACACTCCG